AACCACATCGGCTGGACAAGGTGCATGGTCAATCGGAACCCAAGACGCAATGTTCTTGACCATATCCAAGGACTTCGACTTCAACGGCCACACATCAAACAAAGTCATGATTAAGGCAGGCAACTTCGGATTGCCATTCGCCCAATCCATCCCATGAGCAACTAGCACATCATCTGAATATGGTGCCATCCCACGTGGATACATCTTGATGCCATTCCAATTAGACGAAACTCCTTCGAGTCCGTACATGGCATGTATTGCTACTTCGTGACCTTCTTTGATGAGCCTTGTGACGGCTTGCGCTGTTTGCGTACCGTAGCCGGTGGGGACGAAGGGAGCGTTGGAATACCAGAGGATTCGTATCGAGTCGGCATTGGTAGGTCTGCCACTTCTGGCAAGTGCGCTATTCCCCGATGCAACAACAGCTCGGCTTCCAGGGGTGGTAGTTCGACCATTGTGTTTTTGATGATTACCAGCATTCTTCACTTCCTTCTCCTTCGCAGATCGCAGGGGGCAAATAGAAATAGGGTCGTATCGCCCTGCGTGTTCGATACGACCCTAAGCCTAGGGGAATTATGGGATGTCAGGGGGCAAGCCCCTCAAGCCTTACGGCTGGAGGAGATGCTTGACGTGGGAAGTTTGTGGCAAATTGGAGTCAACTCGGAATTGAGCTCTGAAGGTAGCGAGACCTGCGCTGAATGCGAAGTCATCGGAACGATCCAACTTGATGCCACCAACACTACGCACGTAAAACGAAGGCAAGTGGCCTACGATTACGGACTTGGTGCCTGTGGTGGCTTCTGCCATTGATGGGTTCTCGTACAGTGGCTTGCCCAACAAAGTGTCAGGAGCGTCAAGTCCGAGTGCTGGTTGGAACACGTAGTTGCCTGCCGTGTCCTTCAACTTGCGAACTCGACCAATCGACTGACCAGTCATCATCCAACCAACACCTGGGAGCTGACGAGCAGCACCATCAAGTGAGTAGTACAGGTCGATGAGGTTGTCTGCCGTGAAGCCAGTTGCTGTGCCTGAAGTACCACCAACAGACGAAGCTGTCACGATACCAGTTGGCTCAAGTGTGCCAGTTCCGACAGTCAACGCTGAACCAACAGCGAAGCCCAATGCGTTACCGACCTGATCAGCCAAGAAGCTGAGCATGTCAACACCAGAATCTTCAAGAAGTTCCTGCGACACTTGTGTCAAGAAACCGTATTTGAATGCTCCGAGTGTGATGAATGCCGAGAATGCTGGATCGGATTCGCCCAGTGTTGCTGCTTCTGCGTTGACAGTTCCTACGGAGTAGGTTGACAAACGTGGAATCTGAAGGTTCTCGCCACCTGCTGTGTTGAGGACAGTTGATGTTGCCAAGACTGGCGCAACCAAACGTGCTTTCATGATCACCTGGTTGTAGAACGAAGTTGGTACTGGTGAACCAGTGCTTGACTTCAGGACATCACGACGCTCGAAATTGGCCGAACGTGATTCGCCCTTGATAAGCGCACGGATCATTGCAACATCTTCGTTGACTGATGCCGAAGCAACAGGACGAACTTGGTCTGCAATCTCACGGGTTGCTGCGTCCATGCGAAGTTCGCGTGTTTCATCTTCACGGAGTTTGGCAATGGTTGCTGCTCGCTCGTTCAGTTCGTCGTTGAGACGGCTGTATGTCTGTTCTTCTTCTGCTGAGAGGTCACGCTTTTCGGCTGTGGCCACGTCGATGATTGCTTTGGCTTGGTGCCATGCTTGCTGACGAATCTCAACTTGACGGTCTAGATATTCTTTCATGATATTTTTCTGCTTTCAGATTGTTGATGGATTGGGGATACGCAGGGAGTTACTACTTCTCAACCTGATGTGGCTCCACATACAGCAACAAGGTTGACGGCTCCGTCAACTATGCAGTGAACAAATGTTAGGCGATGGTCTTCAATAAATCAAGGTGCTTGGCCATGACACCCAAACGAGCCGGTGCAGCATCCTGCACGGGTTCAAGTTTGGAGACAGTTTCACGCAACAACATCGCATGATCTTGCGACAAAGTTTGACCAGATTCAAGGTTTGTGATTGCAGCTGCGAGTTGATCTGCGTCAATCCCTGTGCGAGTAGCAAGCGCATCAAGCGAACGAACTACTGCTGAGGTGGCTGCATAGGCTGGGAACCCTGTGACAACGCTGACTTCATACAGTTTGATTTGACGAAGTTCACGGGATTGACCATCATCAGACCACATATCTCCACCAGATGGAACAGTGAAACCAAACGACATCGAGTTCACATCGCCACGTTGCATCAAGACCGACAGGTCACGACCAATGGAAGTATCAGGCAGAGATGCGTCAACGAATAAGCCTTTGGAATCTTCAGATAGTCGCAGTGTTTTGGCACGGGTTGTAGCAAGGAGCATGCTCGAATCGTGGTTCATGTACATGCGCACATTGTTCTTTGATTTGAGTGAGCGTGAGAATGCGCCTGGTGCGATCCGTTCGATAAACGGCAACGGTTCTGAAGGCGAATTGAACACAGCTGCATAACCTGAGAACGACATGCCGTTGCCTTTTGGATCGGCACGAAGTTCAAACTCGTTTGATGTGATGCGACGTGTTTCTACAGTTGAGTCCATGTCGCCAATGCTAGTACCAAATGAGCCAAGCGATCTAGATGACTTAGGATGACCCTTCGGCAACAAATCATTGTCGCCAACATATTTTGCATTCTCAGGACTGCCAACTCTTAACAAACGCAAGAACGCATTCACTCTTGCATAAGCCCACTGATCACGGGTCACACCTGGACGATGCGAAGTTGAATACGCTCCAGCACCTCGACGAAACACTGTGCGCAACATACCAACCGTCGCACGTTTAGAAGGGTTATCACCAACCTTGTCATTGTGTTCTTTGGCTTTGTTTTCTAAACCTGTCTCAATCGCAGCAGACAACTCAATCGTCTTCGACCCAGCAGGAGCCTTCGCAGACCCAGCAGGATTGTTCTCTGAACCTTTGATCTGATCTTTAGGTGGGGCAGGAGCATCAGCCCGTTCAGCTTTGATTGCTTCAGCCTTAGACATAAACCAGTTCATTGCAGGTTCAGGGTCAAGTGGGTTGATGCCCCACAGATAGAAGGCAACAGCACCGGCACCAGGGAACTCTTTGTCATCAGGATCAGAGTTCTTTGGCGCATCCAAATCCACAAGATGTCTGGCACCCCAAGCGTTCGTGCGAATCACCTTGTCTTCAGTGACCTCACCTCTAGCCATGTCCCGTGCCTCACGCACAGTGCGATCCACCAAACCATCACCAGCCAACCCTTGGCCGTAGTAGTCCAAACCTTTACGAGCAGCCGAACGGATATAGACAGGAACATCCAAGGAAACTTGGCGCACCTCATCTTCCATTACGTCTTCCTCCATGTCATCCAAAACTTCTTCCTCTTCGTGTTCTTCGGATTCCCAAGCGTTGCAATACCAACCACCATTCACATACGCATCCCACTTCATGCAATATGCTTTCAAATCTCTGCCATCTTCTTGAATCATGTCCTCGTTGTAATAATGGCAGTTCCCACATGCTCGACCTTCAGGAACATCAGCAGCCAACGCAGGACGATAATTATCTGGCAACGCCCGTTCACCACCAGGTTCCATATCCTCGGCAATCGACACAGCAACCATCTGATCTATCGCATCCTGCTTTGTGGTGTGGCAACCAATAACTTCACCATCTTCTTTGACGGTTGCCCAACCTGAACAATCAGGTGATTTGTCTGAAATGAAATAAGGCATCAGAGGTTTTGCGAGAAGAACGCTAAATCTTTCGTTGTTGCTGAAGCTACACCATAAATTGAATTACCAGGCAACAAAGTCAACGACAAACTTTCATTTGTCGACAGATGGTATCCATTGGTCACAGATACAGTTGACCCACCAATATAGATTTTTGCAGCCGAACTATTATGCAAACTAACTATGCAACCAGAAGACCCACCACTGGTTATCAAAGTTGGGCTTGTAGTGCAGGTGACAACTCCACTTGTTAATGCCATAAATAAATCCTTATAGTTTTGTTGAATAGTTAAACAATGTTCAGACCAACAACAATACTTCAGCATCATCATCAAGCGTGGAGAACGTGATTGAACCCAACGCAGCTATGTTCGCACCACCAAGCCGTGACTCAGCCCGAGCCGACACCAACACAGGTCGTCGAGGCTTGGGTATCTCAACGACGATCTGTTCTGGTGGCTCATGCTTTGTGACTGGTGCAGCAGGTTGCTTCCACCAGCGTGACCCCGAAGGAGGTATCTCGGGTGGTTCGGGTGGATTGATAGTGGCTGTGGCCGAACCAACCAGGCTGCCAAGATCGGCTGAAGCAATCGCAGACTTATCCACCTTCGTTGTCGCAGAAGCATCAAGCCCACCCAAACTCGCTGACGCAATAACATCTTTGTCAACCTTCGTTGTTGCAGAAGCTTCAAGCCCACCCAGATCAGCGTTTGCTGACACACTCTTTCTTGCTTTCGCTTTAGCTGAAGCATCAAGCCCACCCAAGTCTGCGCTCGCAACAGCAGGCACCACCACTGTTGCTGTGGCTGTAGCACTTGTGCCACCAAGCGACGATGCGCCAT